TGTGCCGCCACGGGCGACTAATAATGTCCCGCTAGTAACTTGGTTTGCGTTGATAGCTATTGAGGTTGACCCAGCGGCAGTCAGTTGGCCTTGAGCGTTAACTGTAAATGTTGTCGTTGTTGCGGCATTTCCATAAGCCCCCGCAGTTACTGCGGTGTTGGATATGCCGACCGTAAGCGAGCCATCGCCGTTTGTCCTAAAAAGACCAGCACTTGCGGTCAGATACGCAACGGTATACGTTCCCGCAAAGTTTCCAATTAAAAGTTGACCGCTTGTTGGGATGACGTTTGTGCCTGTGCCGCCAAACACCGGCGTAGTGATACCCGTGCCGCTACCAAGAATGGTATTAAGGTTGTTAAAATAACGAAACCATTGTGTCGTTATTAACCCCGAGCTGCTTTCTGTCAAAGGAACCCGAGGGGCGGGGATTTGGGTAATGTTAGGCATTAGTGCCGCTGATGATTAGTTCAGCGCCCACAATGTCAATCTTAACCGGATCCGTGCCTGACACTTCATACACGCGATCGCGCAGTTTCATTGTCATGCCCAAGCGTCGCCAAATGGCGCGAGTGCCGTACTCACCAATTCTACCCATTGACACCCAATGCTCGTTTGACCAAGTGTGGCCACCATCGTCTGACCAGCGCAGCATGACTTGAGGGGTGTAGCCTGGTGCCTCGGGGTACGCGGTAGTGCATAGCGCATACCCGTCAGGGTAAGGTTCTGGCCAATCAACTGTAACCAAAGGCTCAAAACCGTCGCCACTTTCGGTAGTTAATTGGTCATTAGCTTGGGTAACCAAAAAACCTTGTACAAACTCGGCTACCAATATGTCACCCGACTCGGTGGTTAAATCTTCGCTGTCATACCCAGGGTATAGGTTTAACCCAACACCTGTTTCGCAAGTTAATTGCAAACTGTGTTGTGAGGTGCGTTTTAGATTATTTTGACCGGTAGGCAGCGCGCGCCATGAGCGCAACCATTTTTGTGGCTGGTCATGGTCAGCATATTGAACCAAGTCTAATTGGTAAATATTGCCGTTCTCAAAATCGCCAACAATAATGTTGCCGCCAAAATTGCATTGGCAATTGCCACGGTTGCGGGTAAAGTAACCGTCCTCAAACCCTGCGCGTTCGTGCCAACCTTGAGTAGCAACGTCGTACACCCATGTAACATTAGCCACGGGGAAATTTAGCACATAGAAGGCGTGGCCGTCTTGTTGGTAGGTATAGCCTACCGCATTAGAAAAGTTGCCGTATTGTTGAATCTGCCACTCTACAGCGTGGGTGCTAATACGCACACCTGTGTAACCTTGTGATCGGTAGACAATGCCGTGCCCACGCGCGTCTTGGCCAAGCCAAAACAACCCGTTGTCTAGCTTGGCAACGGAGAATGCGGCAGCGCATCCAATCTCGTTAAACGCACCTTGAATGCGGGTTAGCGGAAAGTCGGGTAAGCCTGCGTCGTACCAAACTTCAATTGAGTCAGTACCAAACAACCACGCTTCTCGGTGGTCTACGTTAATTGCCACCAACCCGTCAGGTGAGCCTTCAGCGCTTGCAAAGGCTAATGGGTTAACTTGTGTGCCATCAAGCAATTGAGTAACCCACACCAATTGGCTATTAGGTTCGTTGTAGACAAAATAACCGTCAAGGTAAGCAACTGTTACTGCGCCTGTAAAGTCGGGGTCGGTAATCTCGGCAAACTGGTTTGTGACTTCGTTGTAAATGTAAGACTTAGGATTGCAAGCAATAAACAACTGTGTGCCGTTATCGGCAATGGATACTTGTCCCGTTCCGCTGATAACGCCTAACAATGTAGGTGTACCCGTTAAGCTACTGAGTTTGTAAAACTCATTGCCTGACGCAACAAAAAAGTTTGAACCGTTAGTTTGATGCGCCCACAACCCACGGATGGGGCCTGAACCCACGGTTTGCAAAAACTTTAACCCTGGCGTTCTATTTAGAAACGCCGGAGTCTGCCCACCCTCCGGAATGATTTCCGGAAACAAATTCACCATTCGGTTGTCGGCTGCGTTTACGCTGCGAGCAACATAGGCGCTGCCAAGAATGGGCGTTTGCATTAAGCACTCACAACCTTGATGACAGCAAAGCGAATTCCTACTGCTTCAGCAAGTGCGCCCGCAGTCCAATTGGTTACATAAATGGTTGCAGACCCTGCAAGCGTTGAGGCTTGAAATAAATAAGAACCAATCGTGCCGCCTGTGATGTGGTTCATTACAATAATGTCGCCTGCCTCAATTGTGCTGTTTGTCAAAGTAAACGACACAGTTGTAGCTGCCAAAAGGTTGGCGTTATTTGTTGTGATCTGACCGTTAGTCTTATTTAATATTACAGTCGTAGCTTTATTTGTTAGCTGAGTTACTACGCCGCCCGAGCCAGTTTCGTAACCTTGTTTGCCTACACCGGTAATGGTTTGATTGCCTGTTGTAATTAAGCTAGTACCAGTAGCAGCGCCCAATACTGGCGTTACCATCACCATAGAAGTGCTTGTACAAGCTGAAATAACGCCCGAGGCAACTGTGCCCAAGACAGGAGCTGTCAAAGTAGGCGTGGTAATGGTGGGCGAAGTTGCAAACACCGCCGAGCCTGTACCAGTTTCATCTGTTAACGCAGCTCGCAAGTTTGCACTTGATGGCGTGGCAAGGAAAGTAGCCACGCTTGCGCCTAACCCTGATACACCCGTAGCAACAGGCAAGCCCGTACAGTTAGTTAAAACACCCGAGGCGGGCGTTCCTAGCGCAGGCGTGACAAGCGTGGCGCTAGTAAACAGCAACGCATTGGTTACTTGTTTAGTAACGCCGCCCTGCACAATGGGCAATACGTCTGTTGTAACAGCAGAGGTTGCAACTGGCAGCGCAGTAATGGCTATGTTTGGCATGGTTAATCCTTAATAATTACCGGCAAAAATATTGAACCGTTGCCGCGTTGCAACAATTGAATAGGGCAGCGACATAATGTCGTCGGGGTTGTTGATGCGTTTAAGATTGCGCTTAGACGCTATTGCAATGCGTGACACTTGGGCTGATGGCTCAATGCCAAACTCAGGAGCAATTTCACACGCTAGGTTGTATTTAAACGCCCGCATATAGCCTGGGGGGAACGCCAAAGTGGTAGACAATAGCGCAGGTTGCGTAAGCTCTTCAACCGACACAAAGTGCCATTCCAATACCTTGGTAGGCACAGGGTAGACAACCATTGTAATGTTGGGGTACGTCATGTTGACAAACATGACCTGCGGATAAGTAGACGTAACTGTTTTGACCGCAATGCCGTCGTACTGTTGTTGGTTGATTAACTTAATGCCAAACGAAATGTTAGATGACGGGTCACGAAAGTAAGTCGAGTCATCTACCAAAATAGGTCGGTTGCCTACGAAGTCGCCTGTTGGGCCGAGTGTGCGGGTGGCAAAGTTTGGCAACCAAGAAAAGATTTGATCTTGCGTAGAATACACCGACAATCGCTCAGTATTCCACGAATCAATCATTTGATTGAGCGAAGTAAGTCCGTCTTGCGAAGTGGCCGCTGAAGGCGTTTCGTTTTCGGCAAGCACACCAAGTAACTTTAGCGCTCCGTTAATTTGATCGCCAGCAGTATAAGTTGCCATACTTACTCCGTTTTACGTTTACGTTTTAGCTCATTAACAGGCTCAACAATTGTTGTTGGCTCATCTAAATTATATACTTCCCACCCGTTTTTAACGTCTTCAATTGCCTCTTCTTCGGCAATTGCCACCTTGTTGCCGTGTACGGGGTGATTAAGGTAAATGTGCATTTAGAATCCTAGTGCGAGGGGGTGAGCTTAACTCACACCCCTCTACGCGTTAACCTGCGACGCGGTAGAAAACATAAGTTGCATCAGCGGTCTTGCGAACACGCCAATTGGCTGCCGTAACTGCGGCAACCGCAGCAACACCAACCAAAGTGCAGCCTGTGTTAGCAGTTACGGTTGCAGCGTTAGTTGCGCCCGTGTTGATAATAAAAAAGTCAAACGAACTGTTGACTTTCATGCTCGGGAACGCCACGTCAAGATCAGCACCAAGAGGTACTGTCAAGGCAACGGCTGCGCCCGTGTAAGTGATAATACCGGTTGCCAATTCAGCAGCAGTCAGAGTGGCTACGGCTACTTTAGCGGTAGGAGTCACTTGCGTGACCATGTTAATTTCGGTTTCGTTGCCATCACCAAATTGATAGCCACCAGCGCCATTAGGGAGTGCCATGATAGATTTCCTTAAAAAAGTTTAGAAACGGGGGCATAAGCCCCCATTTGTTTAGCCCCACAAACGCACGGCGGTGACCGGACGAATGGCTGCAAAACCGTACAAGACGTCCACACGACAAGGCATACGGTCGTTGTTAATATCGTACTGACGCACGATACGCAGCGAAATACCGTTATGCACTTGGCGCGAAGCCATGTCCACACCTTGCGGCAACAGCAAGTCAGCAGTCGCTAACGTGATCGCATCTTTGTGATAGATCAAGTTTTGCGGGTAAGCCGTTGCTGAACCACCCACGAACGTCAAAACGGCGCTTGCGGCGGGGAACGAATTCACAGTCGCTAAAGCATTAGTTGAAGTGTAGATAGGTGGTTGAATTGACAGCGTTGCGGTAGTGTTTGACGAAACAGTTACGTCAGCAGTTACGACAAATTGTTGCAGCGAGCCAGTTGTTTGACGGGTTTGTGGGTTGACTGCAAACACGCTAGCAATGGTGAACACGTCACCAATCTTAAACGTGGGTGAGCCGCTTGTGAAGCTGATGTCAAGCGATGTTGCACCTTGGGTTGACACAGCAGTTGCCACGATCGGGGCAGTTGGTGTGACACCGGTTGTGTGCTGAACAATCGACTGTGACATATTGATCTCGTCTAAGCCCAATACGCCTTCGCCCATCATACCGTTCTTGAACTGACGGCTGATAGTACCGGTTGGGTTAAACAGACCTTTCAAGCCCTCGACCAAACCGGCGTTGGCGGCTGGGTTAACAGTCGCATAACGTGGGCTCATGGGGGTGGCAAACTCGTTAAGTTTCTGTTGTGCTGCAAGCAAAACAGCAGAAGTCGAAGGAGTCGTACCAGGAGTGCCTACTGCGTTGTAAATGCTTTTGTAGACCGAAGCTACGTCAGCATCGACGCTTGATGCCAATTGCGACACACGGGGCTTGAGAACGCGTTCTGCAAAGTCATCCAATTGCATGGTGAGTTCGGCAGAGGTGAAGTTCACGCCAATGTGCTTTTGGCTTGCAACAGCCAAGGTTGTGTATTGCTCGTTGTCGTCTTGCACTTGCAAGGCGGCACCGT